GGGATCGGGCGGTTTCACCCAGGCGCAGGCGATCGTCCGCATGGGAACGACCGGCGGCACCGCGCCCGGCGACGGCTGCGACAAGGCCCGCGCCGGTCGGGAACTGCGCGTTCCCTACACGGCGATCTACGTATTCCTGAAATAGGTCCGTAATCCTGTCGGAGGCGGATAGGCGAAGAGGGGGGGCCCCACCATGGGGGCCCCACCATGCCCCAAAAAGGGCTTCCCCCGGCGGGTACCGGGGGGGCCTTGCTCGCGATCGCAGATCCTGGCGGCCAAGCGCTCTTGACGGCGAGCGCCGCCTCGCGCAGCAGGAGCTGCGGGATGCGGTTGATCACCACGCACCGCTCACAGTCGGGGCCATCCTCACCGAGGGCACCATCGACGCGGCCGCTCGCGTAGACCTTGACGTGCGTGGCGCCGAGCAGTTCGACGATTGGGGTTTCCTCACTCATCACCTGCTGCTTGCTAACAGGCGGTGTGTGGATGTCGGGCCGCCTCGTCGGTCGGGCACGCGCGCAGGGGCCGCGGCGCGCTTGGTCCCCCGAGGCGCACGGCGCGGCGTTGCGAGCGTCTCTTGACGAGGACCATGGGCGGTCGCCGGCGGCGCCGAGATCTGGAAAGTTCGGCCGGCCCGCTTTGCGGCCGCATGTGCGCCGCGAGGTCACATTTAACGGATCCATGTTGACATGTTTCGAGGCTATGTGTAACATATCAACGTTCCTAGACGCGTTTCATGGAGCCCACTATGCGTCCAGCCATCGGCTACATCCGCGTTTCGACCGCCAAGCAGGGCCGCTCCGGCCTCGGTATCGAAGCACAGCAGGAGGCGTTGCAACGCTTCGCCGATGCAGAGGGGTACAGGTTCGCCCAGACGTTCACAGAGGTCGAAAGCGGCAAGCACGGCGATGATCACCGCCCTGCGCTTGCTGAGGCCCTAGAGCGCGCCCGTAAGGAACGCGCGCCGATCATCGTTGCCAAGCTGGATCGGCTCAGCCGTGACGTTCACTACATTTCGGGGCTGATGAAGCATCGCGTTCCGTTCATCGTGACCGAACTCGGCGCCGACACTGACCCGTTTTTGCTCCATATTTACGCCGCCCTGGCGGAGAAGGAGCGCAGACTAATCAGCGAACGGACCAAGGCCGCGATGAAGCGCGCCAAAGCCAGGGGCGTGCGCATAGGTGGGCTGCGCACTAAGGGCATAGAACTGGAGCGGGAGGCGCGAGAACGCGCTGAGCGGCTTCGTAGCGTGTTTGAGGGGCTATCTGGGTTGTCCGCTCGCAAGGCGGCCGAGAAATTGAACGCTGATGGCGTGCCGACGCCAGCGGGCGGCAAGTGGCACGCCACGCAGGTTATCCGCGTTCGCGAGAGATTGAGTAGGTCCGCGTAAGGCGGCGATAGTCTGATCCCGCCGCCGGCAATTTATTCGGACTGCACGCGGTCCATATGCAGATTGGCCATGTTCTCCGGCGGGCGACCTCGCGGTCGGATCCAAAGCGTGATCTGGTTCAAGACCGCCGACGTTGAATCTCCGTCCAGGCGACGCCGCAGCGCCCTGATGGCCCGCGCCGTCCTCACTTCTCCGGCGTCACGTCGATCACGTCCGCGCGCTCGCGGATCCACTCCTCCTCGGTCATCGGCTTGTCCGAGATGATGTACTTGCCGGTGACGTGCTCGAGCTGCCAGGCGTCGCGCCAGTGCACCGGGTCGCGGTTCTTGAGCCAGAAGATCTGCGCGGTGACGTCGGGTGGCACGTGCTCGCGGTACGGCACCCGCGTCACCTTACCGTTCTTGTCGCAGAAGATCTTCTCCGCGTCGTAGCTATAGCCGACGGCGCGCATGTAGAGCGAGCGCACGACGCGGTCGTCAGCTTCGGCCTTGCCGGCTTTTAAGGAGCCTAAAAAGTCAGGGTGCTGCGCCTTCCAATTGTCGATGGTGGCGTCGCTCACTCCGAAGATCTTAGCCAGTTCTGCGTCGGTCGCCCCGAGCTTCGCCGCGTGCTTCGCCATGTTGACGTACTCAGGCTTGTAGCTGGAAGGACGACCAGCGCGTGCTGGTGCAACTTCCTGAGGAGGTACCTGCTGCCTCGTGCTTTTCTTAAGCATCATCAATACTCCAGCCTACCACGACCAGCACACGATCGACGCGCCACCGTCGACGATTCATTGTAGCATAAGATGACAAACCAAAACCAGGTTGCGCAGGTTGCCAGAATTTCTGGAAGTATCTGTTTAGACGCGGGGGGAGACGCTGCTTGGCCAAGCTGCCATGATTTTCTCACGCCGGTTGCGCGCCGGTTAGTGCGCTGGTCCAGTTGGCCGGTATAACTACCGGCGCAACTGACGCACGGGCGCAGCACAACTTGCGCCAGTTCATTTGCGCCAGTTGCCGAACTGGCGCAAACCCAATAAACGGCGGCACTTCTTGCACCGCGCCGGTCCATTATTCTGCTCCAGTTGGAGGAACTGGCGCAGACCAGTCGCCGGGCACGACGAAGAGACATTTTTTGCGGCCGTCGGACTTTCCCGGAACCTTCTTCAGTACCTTTTCTGAAATCAGCTTCCTGATCACCTGCTTGATCTGATCCCTGTCAAGCTCGGGATCGAGGCCAAGGATCTGTGCGACGGCCTTGCCGACCCACATGTCGGCAAGGACATGATCGCGCCATTCCGTCTTGGCGACCGCCTTCCTGATGGCCTCGACATCCTCTGGCGAGAGAGCTGCTGCCTCGGGGAGCGACCACTTCTCAACGACGCCGACGTCGTCGCCGCCATTGCCCCCATTTGGGCCTGTGTAGGGCAGCGCGCCGTTCATCACCGGCACGCTCATGGTGTGATACCACTCGCTGTCCTCTGTCGGCGGCGCGAAGTTTAATTTGCCCGAGAACGCACGAAAGTATTGGTAATAGTTGCCGATCTTCTGCTTCTTACCTTCTTTTTCCGTCATTTTTTCAAGCACGCGAACGCTGCGGCAGGCGTCGACGAACGAACTGGCGCCGCGCGCCGAGTCGACCGACGCGCCTTGGCCGTTTCCCTTGCGGGTATGGTGCCAAAGGTGAACCGCGCAGTTGGCCTGCTCGGCAATGTGGTCGTAGCACTCGATCACGTCGCGGATGGCGCTGTTGTCGTTCTCGTTCACCCCGTGGGTAGCGATAAAGGGGTCGACGCTGAGCACGTCGATCTCCTTGGTCTTCAACTCGTTGAGCAGCTTGTCGATGAACGCATCGTTGCGCTCGATCGAGCCCGGAGTCACTTGCTTAGCGATCTTGAATTTGATCTCGCCCCTCGCGAGGGTGAACAGGCGTCCTCCGACGTCCTCCTTGGTCAGGCCGTGATGTCGCATGGCGGCCGCGATGCGCTTATCGACCGCGTTCCGATTGTCCTCCAGATTGATCAGCAGGACCCGCACTGGCCTCAGTACCGGCACGCCGAGCAGATTTTTGCCCGACGCGAGCGCCAGCGCCTCCACGATGGCCATCGAACTTTTGCCGGTCGAACCCATAGCGGCCGTGGCACTAACTGTCCCGCGCAACAAGTGTCTGCCGTAGAGGAAGTCCCATCTAGCGATCGACGCCTCATCGGGGAAGGCGTGCGGCTGCAGGGTGATCTCGTCGTTGTCGCCGAACTTCTCTTGCGCCGAAGTTACCGCGCGCGGGATGTCGTCGAAGCGCGCTTTCCATCGCGCGTCGCGCGGCGCGGTGGACTGCTCCATCACCGCGCGCACCAAGTTGACGGCGGTGCCGGCGCCCGTTCCAGAGACGACTAGCTTCGCAGCAAGATCGCGCGTTGAGTCGTGCAGTTCATCCCCCGCGAGGACGTTGGCCAGCAATTTGCTCCAGTCTTCGCCGCCTCCTTCCCGATCGACGGTGGCCGCCTGCTGCTTGCGCGTGTAGCCGAACTTGTCACAAAGCAGCTGCGCCACGTCGTCGACGAGACGTCGCGCCTCGGCCTCGGTGATCTCGGGGAGTTCATCGCGCCTGACCTCGCCGGGCTCGCCGCCCATCCACTGATACTGCTTGTGTGTGTCGGGGTGGATGCCGAAGGCGACGACCTGCTGGCCGTCGCACAGCAGTTCGATCTTTTGATTGACAATTGGCTGCAGAACACCATCACGCATGCGGTGCGGGGTTGTGGTGTCACCCTCCGGCGCGATGAGGTTCGCCGTGATCTTCTTAAAGGGTTTATCGGAGCGGAACGGGATGGCACACTTGGGCGCGTTGCCGACGCGGACCAGTATTTTACCGCGCCCCACGAAGTGCTTCCGCACCAGGTCCTCAGCCGCCTCAGCGGCCTCAGGATTGTAGATGTCGATGTCGAACGCCGGCATCAGGCGTGTGAGCAGGCCTGTGCTTTTGTGCGGCCTCCAGGTTTCGATCTCCGCGTCGGCGACGTCGGTCTTTTGCTGCCACTCTAGAACCGCCGGTTTCTTGCCGGTGACCGGGATCGGCGCAAAACCGGCATCACGGAGGCGTTCTCGCAGCACGGTGAGAGCGTCGCGAGGGGATTTACTCCCGCTTGCACCTTCGTTATTGAGACCGTGCGCAGCGTGACGATCTTGATGAGAGGCCGCGGCGTCGCTAGCGCCGAGGTCTTTCTTGTCCAGCATAAACGAGTACTCCGAACATGCGAGTTTTGACGCGCGCGTTGGTTGGAGAAACCTCGATCATTTGTTGTTTCCCGTTTCCAGTTTATCTGTTCTCGTTTTCATTTCAGACAGTCTGACGTGATTGCCTCGCACCGAAGCTCTTTGTGGCTTTTTGAATTGGTTCAGGACCGCGAGCGCCAGCGATTGAGCTGCGTCCTTCGCCCGCGTCAAGTTGCCCATGTCAGTGAGATGGCCATCCGGCATTCGCACCCGCCACATGCCGGGCCATGTGCTGTCCGGCACGATCGTTGCCATTGCCTGACCGTCCCTGCGTCGACGGAGGGTTAAGCGATCCCACGCCAGATCGTTGGTGTCATAGCTGTGGCCCCGTATGGCGTTAGGCGCTCGATTCCCGGTCCTAGATCCGGTTTTCGCGGCCTCCACACGGTTGATGTTGCTATCTTTTTTAACGGGGGTCGTGGGCGGTCCGGTATCTTGACTCAAGAACGCCTTGCGGACGCGTCCACGGTCCTTTTCGCGACAACGGGCGCTGCAATAGCGTTGCCCGCGCATCCGGCGCTCGACCTTCCGATCGCAGGCAGCACATGTGACAGGTTCGTCTCGGCGCGCCGCCAATATGCGCTCGGTCTTTTTGTTTGTAGCGGTCGAGTTGCCGCGATCAGCCTGTCGGCGTTTTGGCTTGGTGATAAGGCTGCGATCGAGCGGTTCGTCAGAATGCTCATCTCGAAGCCCGTTCCCCATGACTGCGGGGGCGGGTTTCGCGCCTATATGCCCTCGCACCTCACACCACCTTGCGAGCCCGTGACGCTTGCCATGCACGATTGTTGGCGATGGTGACGCCGATCCGGCGCGGCGACAGCATCGTCACCTTCGGACCGTCAGGGCCCTTGAGGATGCGGCGGCCGGTGCGCTCTGAAAACCGATTCAGTTGGCACCACTCGAAGAAGGTCAAAACCTGATCGTCATGGAGCACGGAGAGCGGCGCATCGAGAGCATACTGATTGCGCTTTGAACGCTGGGTGCGGATATCCTGACTACTGCGCCGCCGTATCTTCCTATGATGCTGCCGCCGTGCGTGCTGCGACCGGTGCAGCTCATTTTCACGGATACTCATTTGGTCGTCCCCTAGCTAGGCGCGTCGAGGAGGCCAAAAAAGACAAAAGGCCGCCCCCGACGCTTGTGTAAAGCGTCTTTCAGGAGCGACCTGTGTGCGCATGGCCGACTAAGGAGCCGGTTTGCGCGGGCGGTAAATGAACCGCCCACCGACAGGAAGATCGGCCTCTTTGTTTATCGACCCGGAGCGAGGTCGGGGTTGGCCAGTGTCCCGAAGCTTCTACTAGTCCCTTCAGGGTGACTAGATGGCACTCTGGTTGCGGCGTACTGCTGATAGCTCATCGGGCTGTTTGTGGCAACAGTAAAACTTTGCGCTCGCCACCATCGACGACGCTGCGGATATGGTCGGCCCAGAGCGCCAGCGCGGCCCGCACCTCGCGCTCATATGAGCTTCGATTGTAGATGCCCGCCGGTCCACGCTTGTGGCCGGATTGATGGTTCAAGATTTGCTCGATGATGTGCGGCTGCACGCCGAGATCGGCCATACGAGTGGCAACCGTGCGGCGCAGATCGTGGAGCCGGAACCGGCGCACGGTGCCGTCCAGCGCTTTGTCGAGATCGACTTTCATGGCCCAACGGCTGAAGCCCCCGTCGGCGAGAAGACCGAACAGGTGGTCGCGGCTGGCTCGGCGCGGCACACCTGCAATTATGTTCCATGCCACCTGCGGCAGCGGCAGCGTATGTGCCCGTCCATTCTTCGAACGCCCCGCCGGGAGCGTCCAGGTGCCATTCTCGGCATCCAGCTCCGACCAACGCATGCCGCCGATCTCCTGCCGACGGCAGCCGGTCAAGATCAGCAACCGTACGACACGGCCGAAGTCGTCGTCCTTGCAGGCCCGCCACACGCGGCCGAGTTCGTCATCAGTAAGCACGTGCGAACCACTCTCGGCATCCTCCGGCCTGATCACGCCGTCCACTGGGTTGTGCTCGATGAGACCCATCCGCATCGCCCAGACGAAGAAGGCGCTGAGGGCAGCACGGGCGTGGGTCGCGGTGACGCTGCCGCTCTCGCGCTCAATGACGACGATGCGGGCAGCGATGTCCTTGCGGCCGATGGTATCGACCGCCGTCGCATGCAGCGGCTTGAAGTAGGGGCCGATGAGGTACCGGGTGATCTCGCGGAAGCTGGACGCTCTAACCTTCGCCTCCTTCCACGCCAAGTACTCCTTGACCATGGCGTCGAAGCGGGTGAGGCGGTCTTTGCTGCGGCGGTCGGCACGGTCCGCCTGCGGGTCTTCGCCGAGGGCAACCCTGGCCAATGCCTTCCTGGCCGCTGTACGGGCCGCTTCGGCGGTCAGCACGTTGGCGGCTCCGAGCAGCAGGCGGCGGGTGGCGCCAGCACGTCGATACTGGACCAGCCAGCTGCGCAGTACCTTGCAACCGGCAGCGGAACGGAGCCGGTAGCCGAACCCCTTGAGCTCGTCGTCGAAGACAATGAGGTCAGTCTTGCCGCCGAGATCGAGCGCGGCGACGCTCTTGGCATCGAGCTTCATCTGATCCTCCGGGGAAGCATCAGGGAAGCACTGGAGTACTTCCACGTGGCCGTTGCTGGCCGAGTTCGATAGCGAAAATGGCTCAGAAACCCGCTAAAAACAAGGCCTCTGGCATTTCCCGGCAATCACTGGCCGCGACAGTAGGGTGTCAGGGGGATAGCAAGAACCCGGCCTACGCCCCGGCCGCGGTGGATTAGGACAATCTCGGGCGCGCAGACCTGACCGCAGGGCTTCGCTTCGTCGCCG